CTTCCTAAACCCTGCTTGTGCAGTTGAACTCGTAGCTGGTATTGACGTTTCTTCTAACTTCAATAACACTGCTGTTTCAAACGCAAGTTTCACATAATTTATATATGGGAGTCTTTATGGCTCCCTTTTTTTTTAACAAAAATTTTCATGGCTACCACAACAACTGAACTCGATACCGAATTATCCGCAGTCAATTCTATACTGGGAGCCATCGGTCAATCTCCAATAACCACCCTTAATTTTACTAACCCAGAAATATCATTTATATATAATATTCTTGCTGAAGTTAATAAGGATGTACAGAATGAAGGTTGGCACTTTAATACTGAATATCATGTAACTGTTAGTCCTGATCCTAATAAACATGTAACTTTGCCAAATAAAACTCTGAGGTATGACATACATGATGGTCTATCAAATAAGAACTCAGATGTAGTAACAAGAAATGGAAGATTATATGACTTAGTTAATCATACAGATGAATTTGATGGTGATCTTTCTGTAGATGTTGTAACCCTATATGCCTTTTCAGATATACCAAATGTCTTTCAAAGATATATAACCTATAGAGCAGCAGTAAGAGCCTCGGCACAATTAGTATCTAACCCTCAACTGGTTGCGTTGTTAAAACAAGATGAGGCTAAATCAAGAGTTTCATGTATTGAATACGAATGTGATAAAGGAGATCCATCATTCTTTAATCTTCCTCATCAGTCTGGCTATAGATCCTATACACCGTTCTCAGTACTTAATAGATAATGACAAGTATTACTCAAACTATTAGTTCATTTACTGGAGGTATCTCACAACAACCTGACGCATTAAAAGTTCCTGGACAAGTTACAGAAGCTAAAAATGTTTTACCTGATATAACAACAGGTGGTTTACTTAAACGTCCAGGTGGTCAGTTGGTTAAATCTTTAAGTGATGGAACTAATAATTCATATACAACAGGAAGATGGTTTCATTATTACAGAGATGAAACTGAACAATATATAGGTCAAGTAATTCGGCGAAAAAATTCTGATGGATCTTCACATGCTGATGATGGAAAAGTACGGATGTGGAGATGTAGTGATGGAGTTGAGATGCACGTTGAAAACCTTTCATCTCAGAACAGTGATCTTCTTAGTTATCTACAACACAGTACAGATGAAGATCTACAAACATTAACTCTGAACGATTATACCTACGTTACTAATCGTACTAAAACGGTTGAAATGAAAGCATTGTCATCAGGTGATAATGATCTTAGACCTCCAGAAGCTTTTATTGAACTTAAAAAAGTAGCTTATGCTAGTCAATATGCAGTTAATCTATTTGACACTACTGGAACTACAGCAGTTAAAACTGCAACCAGGATTAAGGTTGCTTCATCTACTGTAGATTCTGATAGTAGTTGTCCTAATGTTGGGACAGAGATTTTTAAAGTTGGATCAGATAATCAAGATTTAACAAATGTAAAACAAAAAATTAAACTTTCTCAAGCAACAATTGGAAATTCAACTTCTGGTAATTTTTTTGAAGACGATTCATCAAGAACATATTCATTAATTTATGTACCACCTGCTTGGGTAGTAAATACTTATTATCAAACGGGTGATCTTGTTCAAGGTGAATCAAATAATTCAAGAATTTACAAAAGAACAGGATCTGCTATTACATCAAGTGGAACAGTACCTAACCATAATTCAGGAGAAACAAGTGGTTGGACGGCAATAACTACAACTACTTATACAGCTAATTCAGATGTATCTAGTACTCAATTATATGACGGTCAAGCTTGTATTGAAATAACAGATTACCGAAAAATAGATTCAAAAGCAGATTTAGATCTTACTGTAGCTGCATGGGCAACAGGTGATGGCGCACACTTTCCTTTTGAAATAGACAATACAAGTTGGACTGGCGAGCACGCAGATTTAACTTATATTTGGAAAAATGATGGTGATTATTCTAATCAAATTAGTCGGGTAATATTTAGAAGAACAAATGGAACCTTACATACTATTGGTGGTAACAATATTGAGTCAGCTGGTGATGGTGCGTTATCAACAAATAATGGTAGATTGCTAATTTTAAGATTTGGTTGGGGTGGTGGTAATGTATTACCAGCAGGTAGAGCTGATTTATACTTTAGACTTACGAGTACTGGTCAAGCTGTACCAGATGCTACAGGTGATAACTATAGCTGTAGATATACAACAACTATAGATCTTTTACATGGTGGAAGTGGTTGGGAACCTGGAGATAAAATTCAACTTAAAATGAAAGAAGCAGTATATGTTATAGAAGTAGAGGAAACTAGTATTTCTCAAGTACAAGCTAATCTTGGTTTAATCAGACCGAGCCCTACTTCATTTGATACTAAGACAACAGTTACTGCTGAAAGTATTCTTGGTGATTTAAGGATAGCAATATTAGGTACTAACAATAGTGGCGAGAATACATTATTCCAATGGGATGATGACTCAGCTGATGAAGGTACCAATAACTATAATGGTTATCAAGTTAAACAGATAGGTAATGGTTTATATATAACTAGACCTTCTAATATACAAAATGATGTTGAGCAAAATACATTTAATATAAATACTCCTGTAGATGAATTACTTAATGTTTTAACTGGATCAGTTAAAGATGTAACAGAATTACCTAACCAATGTAAACATGGATATATAGTTAAGGTAGCTAATAGTGAAGCTGAGGAAGATGATTACTATTTAAAATTCTTTGGAGATAATGATAGAGATGGAACTGGTGTCTGGGAAGAGTGTGTTAAACCTGGAGTAGAGATTCAATATGATCCAACTTTGCTACCCATACAAATAGTTAGGCAAAACAGCACAACTGCAGATGGTAGTAATAATACACATGCTAATGGTTGGTTTAAAATATCTCAAATAGATTGGGAGAATGCACTTGTCGGAGATACAGCTGTAGAAGGTACAAACCCTAGAGCTAGTTTTGTAAAAAAAACTATTAACAAGATGATGTTCTGGAGAAACAGACTCATTATGTTAAGTGATGAGAATATCATTATGTCTCAAGCTGGAGAGTTCTTTAACTTCTGGGCTAAGACAGCTTTAACCAGTACAGCTACTGATGTTATTGATATATCATGTAGTTCTGAATATCCAGCTATTATCTATGATGGGATAAGCACAAATAGTGGACTTGTTTTATTTACTAAAAATCAACAATTCTTACTTAGTACTGATAGCGATATATTAAGCCCTTTAACAGCAAAAGTTAACTCTATATCTTCTTATAATTTCAACCATACTACTAATCCAGTTTCTATTGGTACGACTATTGCATTCTTAGATAATGCTGGTAAATACAGTAGGTTATGGGAAATGGCGCAAGTAGCAAGAGAAGGTGAACCAAGTGTTCTTGATCAAAGTAAAGTCGTTAGTCAGCTATTAAGTAATAACGTCACACAAATATCTAACTCAAAAGAGAATGGTGCTTTATTCTTTAGTGAACAAGGTACTTCTACTTTATATGGATATAGATACTTCTCAGTAGCTGGAGAACGAGTACAACAGGCTTGGTTTACGTGGGATTTACAAGGTACTATTCAAACTCATTGTGTTTTAGATGATGCTTTATATGTAGTTGTTAGAAATAACGCTAAAGATCAGATGCTTAGATTTGATTTAAAGCGTGAAACTACAACAGATCTAATCACGTCTGGTAATGATGAATTTAGAATACATCTAGATAATAGTGAGGCAGTCACGATAGCTGCTAATGCTTATAACTCAACTACTGATAAGACTACTTTTAGTAAGCCAACTGGATTTGAAGGTAGTGATCAATTAGCAATCATTGAAGATAACGGAACTAACATAACTAGATATGCAGAAGTAACAGTTAACGGAAGTAACTTAGAGATAACAGGTGATTGGTCAAATGGTACTTACTTCCTTGGATATCTATTTGATATGCAGGTAGAGTTTCCAAGATTCTATATAAAGAAAACAGAAGGAACTAAAACCACTTCAGATACAAGGTCATCATTAGTCTTACATCGAGTTAAATTAAACCTCGGTGCATCTGGTTTGTACAAAACTATTTTAAAACGTACAGGAAAACCAGACTACGAAGAATTACATGAATCACCTATATCAGATAACTACGATGCTAACGCTGCTGCTTTTTATACAGAGTCTTCAAAAACAATCCCTATATATGATCGCAATATAAATACAACACTAATACTTAAATCCACTCATCCATCACCTGCCACACTTCATTCAATGACGTGGGAGGGAGACTGGACAGATAGATATTATAGGAATGTCTAATTACATACACCCCGTTACGTTAGAGGCTGCTGAGTATGTAGCCTCTAATCTACGTCCAGAAGACCGTAGAGAGGTTGAAGAAGGACATGGTATAGATCCAACAGAAGCATTAACAGATGCAGTTCAGAAGCCCTCCTGTGTCTATTTCACAGTGCCTAACGGCAAGACTGCTGGAATGGCTGGAGTAGACCCTGGTGGTTTGATCTGGATGCTATGCACACCCGCTATACATGAATATCCGATGACGTTTGCTAGAGAAGCAAAACGTTACGTCGAAAGACAACAAGATAAGTTGCTGTGGAACGTCGTTGATAAACGAAACACTGTCCATTTAAAGCTACTTAAATTCCTTGGATTCAAGTTCCTCCGTGAAGTTGAGTTTGGTCCAAACAAATTATCCTTTATAGAGTTTTGCCGTGTGTTTAGGAGCGCAAGCAAGAGCAGCTAATAAGGCTGCTAAAAGACAATATCAATACGATATAGATAGACGTGAAAGATCTTGGATGCAAGAACTCAACGTCAATCAACAAAAACAAGTTCAATACGAATTAAATACAGAAGGTGCTGAAATGGCAGCACAAGCTCAGTATGGAAAAGCTGAGCGTCTACGCCAACAGAAACGAGCTGAAGCTGAACTTAAGACCCAACAAAAATACATCACAATGCTACAAGATAGTGAGGCAATGAGTGCGCTTGCTAAAGGTAGAACAGGTAGATCCGTTGGTAGAGCTAGAGTTATGGATGAAGCTGCTTATGGTAGAGACCTTGCTGGTATAGCTTTTGCTCTTAGGCAGAATGACTATAAATTAGGTGAAGAGAATGCTAAAGCAAGAGCAGCAGCTGCAGCTTATAAGAAAGATGCCTTTGCTAAAGTAGCTTTCCAACCAATCCCAGATGTAGCACCACCACAACCTGTTATGCAGAATGTTGGACTAGCTGCATTTACAGAAGCTTTGAGTATAGGTATGCAAGTAGCATCACCGTTTATTATTAAGAGTAGTGACCGTCGTCTCAAAGAAAACATCAAGAAAATAGGTGAATCAATATCTGGTTTAAATATCTATAAATACAATTATATAGGTAAAGCTAAGAAATATATAGGAGCTATGGCTGATGAGGTTATGCAAGTAAAACCAGAGGCAGTAGTTACTATGGATAATGGCTATTTAGGAATTAACTATAGCCTAATAGATGTAGACTTTAAGGAGGTATAACTATGGCTTACGGACCGTTAGATTTTTATGAAGCACCTGATTATGCTTCAGAATTAGAAAAAGATTATCAAAAAATTAATCAAGGCTTTGAAAGAAGAGAAGAGGCTGAAAGACGAAACGATGCAACTAGACTGGAGAATGCCAGACTACAAAGTCAATTTCTCCAGACAGCTGCACAGTTTTCAACAACTGCATTTAAGTTAAATGAGAAACTAAAAGTAGATAGACAAGCAAAGCAAGAAAGTATTGCTGATCAAAGTGGCTATACTCTTAAGCAAATGCAAGACGCAAACGAAATGTTTGAGAATGGTTCAGAAGTATTACTTGCTAAATATAAAGAAGATCAAAAAAAAGCGGCAGAAGATGAAGCTGCAGGTAAGCCATATGAAGCGACAAAATGGATAACTCAATCAGAGTGGAGAAAGGGTAGATTTGGATATTTAAAACAAATTGTTTTATATGGTGATGTTGCTAGGTTGGATACAGATTTTCAAGCGGCTTATCCAAACATACAGTCGATGAGTCGAGCTGAAAGAGAACAAGCAATATTAGATTTTGGTGATGATAAATTAAGACAATATAACCCTGGTGGTAAATTAAAAAAAGGATTTCCGCAAGCTTTAAAAGATTTATATAAGCAGAAATTACAAGAATTTCGACATA